GGCTTAATGGTTCCCTTCTCCCGACAGGCGGTAGAACAAAATATTGACTTGAGGTGATATGGAACAAACTCAACGCCGCACCACTGACAGGGAATAGGCGAATGTTTCGGGCGCGGTTTATAGGTCATCGCCTGGTGGCGGCGGGCCGCCGCTCGCCTTAGCTCTACAGAGCACTCATCCGAGCAGGTCTTGCGGCGTGGCGTTACCGGGTCAAAAGGACGACCACACTCAAGACAGTTCTTTTGAGCCATACTTACATCTTACGTCAGGAGTATGGCGAAAGCGAACAGCTAGGTCCGCTTCCGCCATACTCCCAGGTCAGGCCACTTTAGGTGTTGCTGAGCAGCCTAAAAGCGTTCGCATTCACGATGTCGAAACCGTGACGGGCGTATGCAAACCAACCGCGTGAACCGGTCGGCCGGCCGGTGGACGTGTCGAACAAGTGCTGCACAGGCTCGACGGTCATCCCGGCACGATTGACGATGAGGAATCCCTTGCTGAAGTCACCGGCCACGAGCACGCTTTCGGCGCCAGTGGTGTTAGTGAACGACGGGGCGTAGTCCGACAGGACCACGGGACGACCGAACAGGGTCGACGTTCCGTCAGCAAGCAGGTTCACGGTGTAGTCGGACATCGCCAGGTTGTTACCGAGTCCGCGGATCTGAGAATCCACGTTCGGCGACAGCAGGAACGTCGCGTTGCTACGGAACCGCTCGGGCAGCTTCGACCACAGGGTACGCAGGTCGGCGCCACCGATGGTGCCGGCCGTGGTAAGGGTCGAGTGCGCCGGGCTCGTGGTCACGGCAGCCATGGCGGTGAAAATCCCGCGCGGGCTAGACGAACCGGAACCGACCACGGTCTGCGATGCGAGCAAGTCGACATAACCCTGCGACATCAGAGTGGCCATTTCCTCCGCGAATCCGGGGTAATCCTGCCCGATTTCGATGGAGTAGGGAATGAACCCACGAGCGGCGTACACGGTAATCGCAGGCTGCGCAAGGGTTGGCGTGTCATCGGACACGGCAGACCCCTCGGCATCGTACGACCAGGAAACGCCAGCCGACGTGACACCCTTCCATGCGTCCGTGGTGATGGTCACGGAGCGCGACAGGGCCAGGACGGGGGCGTCCACGGCACCGCTGGTCAAGATTATGCTTGGGTCGATCAGCACTGGAATCCCGAATCCACCGGCGGACGAGGTACCCTCGCTCGCGGCACGGACCTCGTCGAACGCGATACGGGCTGCGTTCTCCTCGGCGGTAATCCGGTGCTCATTGCCAGTCATCGCCTTTTGAAAGCCGGACCGATAGGCGTCCGACTCGGATGCAATGACCATCTGAGCAATGACGGTGGAATCGCAACCGGGCTGGCGTCCGCGCAGGAGAGCGTCGACGTGGTCAAGCTGGCGGGGCGACAGGGTCGTGCCCTCGTCCTCGACCAGCTTGAGCGCAGCGTCACGCAGCTCGCGTGGCTTGGAGTTGCGCAGGTCGACCGGCTGGCCGGCCTTGCGGGTGCTGAAATCGTGGCCGTCGGTAGTCTCGGTGACGGTGGCACGGACCTCGGCGACCTTGGCGGCGCGAGTCTCGGCCTTGGTGAGCTCGGCCTTAGCGGCGTCGAACTCGACAAGGGCATACTCGAAACGAGCCTCAAGGTCTGCAGTCATTTCGGCAGGGTCGGCATCGGCGAGGGCAGTCACCTCGGCCTTGAGCGCGGCGACCGCTTCGCGCTGTTCAGTGATAAGCATTTCGCTCAACTTTCGGAAAGTGCCACGCGGGCGCGGCGTTGGATTTGGGCGATGCGAGCGGACCGGGCCGACTCGTCATCCGTGGCGGCCGACCTTGCTGCGTCGGTGCTTGCTGCGAAACGGGCAACTTCGGCCCGCACTTTCGGGTCGGCGAGTGCAGTGATGACTTCTCGGCTGCGCACGCTAACCTGTGTGTTCTCGTAGGCCGGGAAAACGACCGGGCCTAGTTCATGCAAAGCGATTTCGGAGATGGATCGGATGTCGGGCTTGCCCTTCGACTTGGTCCACTTGTCCTGCAGGACGGACATACGGATGGACATTCCCGTAATGGCGCCGCCGGCGATGGCGTCGCGCACCGGTTGAACGAGCCAGTTGTCGGCAAGCTTGGCCTGCACGTACAGCCCCTTGGGATCCTCGCGGAGTTGCGTGATCGTGCCGATAGGGATGCTGCCCACCATCGGGTGCTGGCCGTGGTCGAACATGAGCACCGGCTTACGCTCGGAAATCGTCTTAGCGAACGCTCCGCGCTGCACCGTCTCGGTAAACTCCCCGGCCCAATCCTCGATCAGTGCGGGGTCATCGAACACGGCTGCGTATCCCTCTAGGGTGTTGCCGTCGCCGCCGGGCACGGCCCGGAACTCGACTTGCCGAATCACCGGATCGCGGCTGCGGTTGCCGTCGGCGGCGTTTTCGTCGCTGGCGCCGGGATCCTCGCCGGTCGAGCTGCCGTCGGCGGGCTCGGTATCGTTGTCATCTTCCGGCTCTGGCTTTTCCTTGTCGGGAGCACCGTCTTTAGCCTGCAGTTGCGCTGCCAACGAAAGCGCGTCATGGGCGACGACTAACTGCGCCATCACCTTTTTGTCGGCCGGATCCGTGTTGTTGTCGGGGTCCTTAGACTGCGCAGCCACGGCCGCGGCAGAAGCGACCAGCGCAGTGCCGATGTTCTGCGTAACCGTTGCGTCCTGCGCCGTGGGGGCGTTGCGAGTAATGGTCACTAGAAAGCCTCGTTCGGTTCGGGCGGCGCGCCGGGGGCGGGCGCCGGCGGTAGTGCCGGTGTCGGTGGATCGTTGGCAAGCGTCGGGTCGGGCTCGTTCGTGCCGCCGGCCGGGATCGGCGCCGTCTTCTGCAGTTGCACGGACACCAGTCCGGTATGTTCCAGTACCGTCAAGTCGCCGGTATCGACGGCCTGCACAACTGATTCGGGCGTATATCCCGCCTGAATCAGGGACAGGATCGTGGTGGCGTCGATGCCACGCTGCGTCGCCTGGTCGTTCAAGTCTTCCTGCAGGAACATGACGTCGGAATCGTCATACCAAAGCCGCGAGCCGGCCGGCACATTAATCAGGGTCGACAGGGAGCCGGCGGCGCCGCGCCACAACGGCCGGATGGTGCCATCCGAGAAGCGGCGCCGGGTAGCGGCGTAGTTACCAGCGTTGAGCGCCGAGCCCCGCAGCGCCTCGGCGAGTCCGACGATGGACGCAGGGACGCCGGCGGCGGCCGCGATGCGCGTCTCACCGGCCGACTGTACGGCGTTCATGGCCAAGTCGGCGAAGTTGCTCCCGACCGTCTTAACGTCGGCGCCACCGCCCATGTACAGCGTCTTGAACCCCTGCTGCGGGCCGGTGTGCTTCGTCTCCATCTTGTCGCGGAACTTCTCGAACGCCTCTTTGCCCACAGTTTCGGGGAAGGTGACGACGAGGTTAGGCGTCGCCGCGTTCTGCAGGAACGCGTGCTTGTAGTCGGTCAGGTCCAGGTCGGCGATCACGTCGGGCAGCAGGGCGTTAAGCCACGACGCACCGCGGAACTCGTGGGCCGGATCCGGTAACGGCTTGTAGTGGCAAATCTCTTCGGGGAGAAAGAACGAAACCGCTTGCCCGTACTTGTCGTTAACGAAATACCCGACGAGCCGCTTCGCAAACGACTTTCCGGTGATCGGATCGACCTCGTCGGCCGACGCGATGGTTACTCGGGTGGGCGGAATGCGGATAAGCCGGCTGCGATCATCGGCCCAAATCCAATACGAGTTGCCATACATGGAAGCATCGACTTCCATGCGGGCCAAAAGGTCGCCCGTTGTGGCCTGCGGCCACGGCGTTTCCAGGATTTCTAGCTCCGGTGACGATGACGTTAGGCCCCTGCGGGTGCCGTCGTTTTGCTGGAAAAGGAAACGAATCTCCGAGAAGACGAGCACGCGGACGGAGATACATGCCCACACGATCGGATTTCGCTGCGCCTGTATGGCGGTCAGCTCGCCGATTCCGCCCGACGGCATGACGTACTGGACGCCGTTAAAGCCGAACTCCTCCCACAAGCGGAGGTAATCGGGGAATGAGATTTGCGCGTCCCGGGTTTCGCCGCGGGGCAGAAGTGATCCGAGCATTAGGACCTTTCAAGGGCGACGCCGAACACCAGGGCGCCGACGCCAAGGGCGATAACGCCGGCGGCCACGGACACAAGTGCGATGCCGGCGGCCACGACGATCACGCCGGCGGCCTGCAGAATGGTGGCAAGGATCCCCTTAGGCATTCCGGCGAATCCTCTCGATCATGCGACCCAAATCTCTACGTTGGTCGGGTCGACGGCTTTGGCGTGCGCCAACGTGGCGGCGATCAGGGGCGATATGTCCTCGCC